TGTTAACAAAGCTGCGGTGGCCGTTGGCTCCGCTAATGATAGTGGCGAAGGGCTGTTAAAAACCCCTTACACACTTCCTCTAGTTACTAGAGTTTACATCAGACAGTGTCTCGATGTGATCATGGAAATCGCTCGTTTATACGAGTTTGATGATACCTGTTTTCGACTCTCTCCGACCCTGGAACACTGGGGTCGTTGTGTGGCGGATTATTTTTCAGGTAATGCTCTCAAGTTCATGAAGTGGAAATTTTCTGCTTTCTATTCGTCCCATAAGGGACAAGCAGTTGCGTCTCACGACGTTCTCGCTATTGACAACCCAAGGATTTTGGTAGGTGGTAGATTCTACTCCTACTTTAATCGTCTCATGCGTAATCGGTTTCCCGAGCGTTTCGAGTCTTTTCTTGTGTCTGTTCTTATGTCGAAGAAGGGCATGCCCCGTCCGACTAAGGACGATTGTCGTAAAGCGGAAAAAGCCACATTCGAGGCGTTGACTAACCCTCGGATGTCTGATCCTCGTGAATTTTCCGAGGATGAGCTTTTTATGCGCCGTGAGATTACACGTACTGTCTGGGATATCTTCAGACGTACAAAATTTTCCTTCTCAGGTGATGTTGAACCCTTTTATCCTAGCACTTCTGCCAATTATATTAATAGCAGGGCTGCCGGGGGGGCTGTTGGCTCTATTTTGAGTCATCCATCACTTCTCCAAGGTCTAAAGACCTCGTCGAGACTTGTAAACTTGATTAAAAAGGATGATGAAACCTTTGTTGACACGTCCAAGTTACGTAGTTCTTTTCAATCACTCTATCGACGCATGCTTGCCATGAGTTATGATGAGAAGCCCATTGCGGTACCTCTCGGTCTTCCGGAGTCTTTGAAGATCCGGGTCATAACTAAAGGCCCGCCTTTAAGGCAGACTGTTTTGAAGCCTTTACAGGTTTTTATGTGGTCTAAGCTACGTCGTTTGAAAGTCTTCGAGTTAATTGGGAGTCCTGTTACTGAAACGATCCTTTCTGATCGCTTTCCTTTCAGGTCTACGCCTTTTCTCTCTGTTGACTATAGTGATGCTACGAATGAAATGTTTTCTTGGTGTTCTGAGGCCGTTGCTATGGCTCTTCAAGATATCTGGGGTCTCCCCGACCATGATCATTGGTTGATGATGGAGGCTTTAACCCGTCATGATATTGAATTTGAAGGCATTGTACGTCCGCAGACTCGTGGTCAGCTTATGGGCAGCATTCTCTCTTTTCCTGTTTTGTGTATTGTCAACCTTGCCCTCTGCCGTTCGGCATTAGAGCATGATATCGGCGGCCGGATCTCTGTTTCTGAGGTTCCGTTGCTGATTAATGGTGACGATGCACTTATGCAGATTGGAGAGCGTGGGCGAGCTTTTTGGGCCAAATATGGTCCTGTTATGGGGCTCGTCCCTTCTCTTGGCAAGGTCTATTACGACATGACTTT